TCTTTTCAAAGTCGTTTTTCAGGTCGTGATTATACAGTTCACCATCAAGCACAACATCAGGATACTTGTCAAAGAACGGTTCAAGTGCCTCAAGAATATGCGGGCAAGAAACAATAGGCTTGCCATTGCGAGACTGCATACCGTCTTTTGAAACCAGACAGCGAATGCCATCCAGTTTGGGCTGCGAGTAATAAGGAAAGTCTGTATGCTTCTTGGGATCATACTTTGATGCCAGCATACATTCATGAAACTTGGCACCGATATTGGCGAGCGTCATGCTGGCATGATACTTGCCTTGAGAGGACTTTTTAGTCTCCTGGGACTGAACCTCTAACTCAACCTGCTCCTTTACAGATGTTTCATTAGCACGACCAACATTCTTGGCCTCTGGATATTTCCAACCAGAAACCACAATCTTGCCACCAGCGATACCTGAATGAGTGCGATACTTGATATTGTCATACTCCATCCACCATACACGAGTATTACCGTTGGAGTCAATCTTGTAGAGTTTCTGGGTGGTCTTCATATTTTAATACCTCTTGTTATATCAACGTAGAGTTTGAACATTGTATATGGATCGGATCCATATCTCAGAAGATAGTTTACTCTCATATTCATGAGACGCCTAGTGACTTCTTCTCCTATTGCTCGTTGAAATCGTCCTTGACGAACCCAATCGTTCCATTGCTTATCATCATGCAAACTTTTCATTCTACAATCTCCGCATATACGATAGGAACAACCTTATCATAACGATATCGGTCTGGTTCATAGAACAGGATTACTGGTTCATCATATTTCAGTTCTCCGGCATTCTCTATTAGATGATAGCAAAGCCATGCCAGTTTCATTTACTTTCTCCGAATAGGACGCCGATTGTGAGCATCTAGTAGAGACTCATGATATGGAATATCTCTCTTAGTCGGACCCCAACCAAAGTTCATCCATCGAGTCGCCCGCTTACTGTGCCAATATCTTCTAGGAAACACGCTTCTCATTTTAACTCCACAGGATTACCTTCAAGATCAGAGGCGATATCGTCAACGATTTCTGCTAAGGCATCAATCTCCTCATTCCAGTGTCGGCAATAGAAATGTTTACCATAAGAATCAATCTCTGCCTGCGGATATCCATTCTCTACTAGCCACGCCATAGCATCTTCAACACCTTCTGGTAAGACTTTGGGAAATCCATACTTCCAACCAGAGGGTGGATCAATCATACGCACTGTCTTCTTCACTTGCGAACCCTCCGCATAAACTCTAGAAACTTTGCCAGTGAAATATATCCACGCTGCAACAAAAGTTCCATTGCAGCAATCTTTCGTTCGATTTCTACTTCATTATCCATGTTTCACTCCATCAATATGGGAACACCGCTTGCGATAGCCATATGCGGTGCAGTTGCACGAATAGCGACCGAAGGGACCACGAGTCACAACATACGGTCGCTTTTCACCAGGAACGAGTGTCACACCATCGTCAATGTTCTTATGTGACACCCATGCTTCTATAATATTTTGCTTGTTGAGAATACGGACAGGCGAGTCAATGTCACCAGTTGTAAAAAGAAACTCGTCTTTGGAAAGCCAAGACGGCCGTGGACTCACCACACGGCCGACATAGACACTATATTCAGGAACATGGACATTTGACCCACGCAAAACCAGAGTGCTTTTGTATTTGATTTTGAGACGGGCCATATGTATCTCCTTAGGCTACGATCTTGTCGGTATGCTTTTCGAAGAACCGCTTTATAGCAATCTCGAAAGTTGAGTCTTTCATACCCAAATCTTTCCAGCATATAAAGTCCTGGTAAAGATTATAGATATCATCTTCCATGTCCTTGATTGTTTCTACATTAGCAGACTCGGTACCAGGATCACATACGCTATATCCACGAGACTCCAGTTCATAGATTACATTTTCAAGATCGACTTCAACGTTGATATAAGGCATATTAGCACTCCTTAGCCAATGAGTTTCGAAAGATCAAGACCTTCGACCGAGTCCCAGTCGTTGTCAATGCTAAACGAGGTGGACGCAGGTGCTTCGGTAAGAACCTGAACCTGTTCATCCTTGAAACGCTGACCAACAGCCTTGAGTTTAGCAAGGTTCGCTGCCTTGATATCGGCAACAGACTTCTTGGCAGCAACCTTCTTGGGTGCCTTGACCTTAGGCACAACCTGAACCTTGGCACCAGTGACAGCGGTATCAAGATTGCTAGGAACGATTACAGTTACAGTTTTGGCCTTAGCAACCTTGGGAGCCTTAGTCTTAGGAGCAGGTGCAGCATTCTTGCCACGAGGCTTAGAAGCCGAAGCGCCACGAATAGCGGCAGCATCTGCCGGCTCGGAGATTAGAGTATAGGAGACAATCTTACGACCATCTTTCTGCTGGCTAAACTGAAAACCGAGTTCACGCAGGTAGAACACGAACTTGGACGAATATGAACCACCGACAATCTGGTCAATTGCTTCGGGCGTGAACGGAACGCCAGGCTGAATAGCAGGGAGAACCCGAGCGGCACGCTTGATATAACGGTCACGATATTTGGTAGCATTGATACCCATTTGGAATCCTTTCCTCATTTGATATGTCTATTATACCACACCCTGTGGAAGAGTGCAAGGGAAATCGTATGGCAACACCTGCGACAGGTTGTCGCACCTATAGTCTATAGAAAGGATAGAGTGTTGACATTCTCTTGTTGTCATTCAGCATCCGGGATCATAGTCGTGCCATTCGTCCATTTCGGACGGCTGGCCATCATCTTCGTCCTCTGTTTCGTCACCAAAATTTTGGTCAAAAAACTCCCCAACATCGGACTCAGACATCCAGTTGAGAAGATCACGAATAAGGATATCCCGATCAATCAAACCTTCATCGACCATTTCGATTATGTGATTGGTGTAGTTTCTCATTTCATCACCTCAGTTATAGGAAGGGATATCACAACCACCAGCCCAGTCATCACCGAAAAACTTGTCAAGGACACTCTCGATAAAACTGGCATCAACCTCAATAGGCAAGCGGTCGTTCACATACTCCAGGATATCACGTTCTGACATGATACCCGCTTCACTAATAGCATCAATAACAAGGCGCTCGGCCTGAATAGCAAGATCGGACATTCGTGACATATTAGATACCTCCTACTTTTTCGTCACATTAATCTGAACAATATCCCAATCTGTGGAATGCAGCATTTGGGCAATATCATTTGCCTGACGCTTGGTGTCGATATTCCAAGCCAACAGCTTCCAGATTAGGGGTTCATCATAACCGTCCACATAGTTATCCATATCAACATATGCAGCATATACTTTCCACATATTATTCATCCTCATGTGAGATACCAGGAACACGCCACCAAGACGTATCATAGCAAGTCGGCAAACAATATGCAGCGACCTGATACTGCATCTCGGTGCCATATTGAGTATAAAAGATATACATATTATTCCACCTCATATGGGATTATATCAGTATAGCGAATAGAAGAACTTGATCCATAGTCTTTTGCTGCCGCTTCGGCCTTCTCTCTTGTCTCATATATACCCAATATGAACGATGATTCGGAATCATTGTATGCTTCCAACACATAGACTTCCATATTAGACCTCCATTTCGAGAATCATGACCAAATGACCATCTTCATCATAATGCTTTTCGACATCGTATTCATAGCCGTCAGCATCATATGTGTTTTCAAAGATCACCCAGCAATCCGATTCGGAATCATATTCAGCATTAGTCGGGACATTAGCAGGACGAGTCATATTAGATACCTCCAACAAGATTATCAAAGACCGACTGGTCGACTTCGGTAGCAGCATAACTGCCAGAGCCAGTCATACGACGAAGCCACTGGTTGATATGCTTAGACGTGGTGCGGGACCACTTGTGATTAGAACGAAGATAACCCGTGCCAGGAATAAACGCAGCAACGGGAGTGCGATAAGAAAAGAAAACGACAACACCAGTGCCGATTTCGAGTTGGGTTTGATTAGCAGCAATCGGGATCAGTTTCATTTTATGACCTTTCTATTAGATGTTAGCGATTAAAAGTTTCTTGAACCCACTGTTCAAGTTCGGAAACTTCTTTCGCAAATTCTACAGGAGTTAATTTATCTTGCAAAAACATTTCTGCAAGATGTTTCATCTCGGTCGCATAGATATGGTCAAGTTGGTCTTTAGCAAGAGTCATTTTTGTTCCTTTCATCATTATGTGGATATAATAGCACACGGAAAGGAAGAAGTCAATGTAAACCTAATTGTCAACGATGCGACAGGATGTCGCACCCCTTATGCTTACGTTTACGGTTGTATGTAGACTTGGACTTGACTATTCGCTGTCTACATATAGGACTGCGGAGTGCTTTTGCTACCGGATTAGATTTGCGTTTCATCGTGCCTCTATTGATGCAGAAAGATAGTCCATTTGGATTTCATAGTGCTTGCGATATCGTTCAACCGCTACACGAGAAATACCACGAAAGGTGAGAGTGCGATTACCTTTGAGGTGAATAGAAAGGTTATAGGTCTTCACATTAGCCATTTTGATCCTCACAGTTCCAAGGTCCATAGTTTGAGATAACATACCAACCAATAAAGATTGATAGAACATATACAGCAACCATCCACTCCGGCGTGAAAGCATAAAGCGGATAGCCGTCAAAGCGGATGTATATCCTCATTTAGTTCTGCACATTCAGATTGAGGACACGAATGTTACCGATATATACACCATATTCGAAGCATTCTTTACTCTTAGGATCACCAGAGGCGGCACAGGCCGTCATAAGGTTATATTCTTTCATACCGGTATAGACTATTGTTCCGGCGATTGTGAGCCATATAAGCATAAAGATCGGAGTAAAGATTTTGAAGAATGTCATGTTAGATGCCTCCATCCAGAAGATAAATCAGATACACACCGAACACCAACGCCAGTGACATTACCGTGAGTGCTAGAAACTGAACCGTTTTAGAATTATCGATCATTTAGTTCTCCTTAGAAGAATGCCGAATCATCATAGGCGTGTTCGTCGATATCATTACCATTAGGACCGAATGCCTGACTTTCATCACCCTTGGCGAAAACAATAGTATCGCCTTCCATGATTTCACGCTGGGCACGACGATCCCATTTTCTATGGATGAAGTCGGGTTTACCGAACACCTTTATGGCCGTATTGTAACGGTCATCTTTGAAACCGACGAAATGAACAGCGTTTTTCATTTAGTCCTCCAATTCATCGTGAGTGCCAGGAACAATCCAATAATATCCATAGTCCTTAGATGTCCAATAAGATGTATCCTGCCACCAATAGACCCAATGAGGATCATTCTGACCATCTGCAAACCATTCACGGGAATAATAAACGACCATGATTAGTCCTCCGAATATTCATCAAGTTCATCGATCATTTGCTGATAGGTTTCAGCACCTGCGATATCACCATCGAGAATGCATTGCTGCATGGCTACTTGAAGTTCCAAGCGGTAAGCATCATTCATAGTCATTTTAGTCCTCCGAGAAAATAGCAACAAGGACCAGAGATATAGGCGCACCGAATAGCACGACAAAGAGAACGATATCAGACATTTTTAACCTTTCTTTGTATAAAGTTTACCAGCACGGCGAAGTTCTACAGCCTTATGACCGCTATGTGCTACGGTGCCACGAATAGCAGGGAACGATGTATTAGCCTTTGAACGACGACCAGGTTTACATACGGTAATCTTGCCACCATGTTCGAAATAGTTAATGACAGCGAGACGGAGAGAAATATCTTTACCGTCGGGGTTTTTAGGGGTGAAGCGAGTATTCGACATATTCTTTCCTTTCACGATTATGGGTATATATTAGCACAGGCCGGAACAGATGTAAATGGGACAGATTGTCGCACCCTCACCGAACGTCACTGTTAAGCCTAGGCTTACGCTCACGGATAAGTTCACGCTCACGGATATGGGCAGCGGACTTGCCCCGCACTATTTCGAGAACGCCGACCGTGAAATTGTCAGGCCCATGCTTGCGAATGGCGACGCACAATTTCCACAGTTTACCTTCGGTCATAGCACGGCCGACATGCTTACGCCAACGCCGATCTAAAGACTTGTTAACCTTGCCGTTTTCGACATGGGTAACGCCGATATATTCTTGACCCTTTATGGTCAAGCTGTAGATTATGTGGTTGCGGTCGGACCGCTTTTTGCGTTTTGTGATCATGGTCATAATATAGCATAGTGGAACGGAAGAGTCAATGTAAACCTAATTGTCAACGATGCGACAGGATGTCGCACCCATAGTCTATAGAAATGGTAGAGTGTTTACATATGAAAAAGGCGGGGCTTTTAGCACCCCGCCTCATTTGACTTAAATCAATTACTGATTTTCTCTTAGAAACCATTGCTTGTAGGTATCAACATCCATCGAACCCATTGCAGAGTTATGCTTTTCAGAGATTACAACCAGATTGTCACCAACAGTCTTGCCACCATTTGTATGTGCAATCTTGTGGGCACCAACAGCATCTTTCAGACTTAGCGGCAGTCCATCGATATAGTCTGTCCAGTTCTGAAGGATTAACTTGTCTTCAATCACCTTAGCAGAAAAGCAACGCTTTGGATCTTTTGGAGTAATCACGTTGAGCGGATCAAACTCCTGCAAGAACCAATTCAGAGCATCGAAATACTTCCAATCCTGAGGAATGTCGAACGACAGGTATCCACGAAAGGCCTCGCCGACTGTGCGATCACCGTCTTCAATGTTACCGAGTTTGTCTTTAATCTTGATAAGGTCACGGCGATTTTCTACAGCAACAAAGGCACGAGCAAACTGATCCCAGAAGGCATCGTAGTTGTTCACCTTGAACGTATCATACTTTTCTTTCAAGTGGAAATAGACACGGGTCAAAAGCGAGAACTGGCCAATCGTCAAACCCTGACCACGGCGACCACGTGCTGAATTAGCAACCTTAAGGAAAAAGTCCAAAGCAGCCTTGACCTTCTTTTCAACCTTAGCCTGCTCTTCAGGATTCTTTTCCCACATCGGGCCAACGGTATCATACATTTCATTTAGTGCCTTGTCAGGCGAAACACCAGGAGTCTCACCATTAATGACACGATGAACGATACGTGCGAGTTGATCTTCCATCTTCAAGCGAAGATTGTTGAACGACAGGTAGCGATATCGTGGTTCACCATCCTTACCGATTGTATTGTCATACAAAAGGTGAGTCGTGTTACCAACTTCAGGAATAACACGAACCAAGCGGCGAACGAAAATCGCAAGAGGATCGTCACCATAAGAGTTACGCATTTCTTGCGGATTAACTTCGGTCACAGTATTTGTTGTGCGGAACAAATAACCAATAGTCGAGGACTTCATGTCATCATAAACAATAACACGCATTTGGTAATTCCAGATGCTGTCCTGAGTCACAGGATCTAAATCCTTGAAATATGACTGTCCCCAAACACTCTTCTTATGCAAAGGAAACTCATTGCGAAGAAACGACAGGATGGCACGCTTGCGGTTGCCACCATCAATCGATGCTCGCTTGCCACGATATAGGGCAAGTTTGATTTCACCAACATCTAATCCTAGAAGAATAGATGCAATGATGCATTGTGCTTTTGATGGAAAGGATCCTGCTTTAAATAGAATGTCCACATCTCTTCGCTGCCATTCCGGATCACAGTTAATTGTGGCAGCTTCACGATAAAACTGGCTAATGGACCACTGATGGTAGGTCCAATTGATATTGTATGCCATAATATATACCTCTCTGGGTTGTAATGAACAGGCTCTGGCAAAATCGCTCTCCCCATTCATGTCTCGTATTATACACGGTCGCCTTGGAATGTCAAGGGCTAGTGTTCATAAAAATCATCTACCTCATCATAGTCTTCCGTATGCTCCATCCACGCCTTCTTCAAGTTCCGAATCGGACGCTTTTTGCTTATGTCTGTCTGTGGACGCTCGATACGCTTTCCACCATACTTGTTGTCCTCTTCGAATAGTTCCGCATATAGAGGATCCATTTTGCGACTAGGAGATTTGTTCTTCATGTTCTAATACCCTTATTGCTCCTTTATTCTGGCAAAAGACCAGGAAATGCTTCATTAACTAGTTTTGGTGTTAGATGTGGAATCTTGAGGTCTTTTTGTAACATATTAGCAAACACCTCAGCCTCTTTTGGTTCTAATGACTCCAGTAACTGGAGTAGTAATTCTGTTGCTCTCTTCTCTGTAAGATTTTCTGGACGTTTTGGATTGCCCTCAGTGAAAAGATAGACACGAGACAATGCCTCGGTCATGTGAGAATATGATAGACCTGGAGGAACATCTACTTTATTATATTCTGGAACTTTCTTTACAGTGAACTTGACTCTAGGATCTAATGCACCCATTAACACATTCTTTAATGCATAGGAGTTGTTTCGTCGTAGAATATCTAGACGATCCTGTTTTGTCTTTGCATTTCTAAAGTCATCAAGCACTTCATATACATTTTTTATTGACATGGTTTATCCTCAAAAGTCGCTTATCGATTCGATCATTACCTTGAGACCTTTATCGATAAAGTAGTTTAACATTTTTTCTTTGTTTGCTGGTTTTGCTTCTTCGTAGGCATCCACGATCTTTCTCTGAATATCATCAGGTATATAATCAAAATCAACCAGCATTTGATTACGCTTATACCCACGAAGAAGAACGTCCGTAGTGCAAAACTCTGAGGCATCTTTCGTAACCCACTCGTTGAGTTTCTTGCTATTTATCGGTTTCTGTCTTTCTCCAACGGCAAAGCAGTTGTCAGGTGACAGGAAGTTAGGAATGCCATCACCACGATCACCCTTTAGAATATGCTCACGCACGAAACGCTTCGGATCATCAATCTTGATGAACCGCTTTAGAATAGGTGAATACTGGGTAACATTAGGATATTTCTGTAACTGACCAAAGTCCTTATCAGACGAAAGAATAAGCACAGGAGCATGTGGCGCCAGACGTGCCGTCAATACAGCAATCACATCGTCAGCCTCTGCACCTTCAACATTCAAAGTCTTATAGGGAAAGTTATCACGGAGTTCATCACGGAGACGATTAAGAACGTCAAAGATCATAGACCAATCGAGTCCAGATGCTTCTCGGTCGTGCTTACGCTGTGACTTATAGAAAGCAAAGGCATCTCGACGCCAATAGTGCTTGGAGTCACAGCAAAGAATGATGTTCGGATACTTTGACCGAAACTGCTTTACGTTCGATCGGATGGTGTTGATACACATATGGCGAATAAGGTCTTCGCTCATTTCATGTTGCTTAGACACAAACTTTAGATGCTGCATCAGATTTGAGATTAGAACCTGGTTAAGGTCTATCAGCATGTAAGACATATTATTTCCTTTATTGAGTGAATATGTAGTATATCACTCTTCTTCGTCACTGTCAATCTTATCCTTGGCCTCGGAAAGTTCCAGCATGATCTTTTCAATCTTTTCCTTAATCTCTTCCTTAGATAAGGAATCTATATCACCTTCAATCAATTTCACATTGTCATCAATAAATGGATGTAGATGATGATCTATTCCATATGATCGATAGACTGCGGCCTTTAGAGCATCCACAACCAGAATGATATCCTTGGCGAACTGTTTATTGGTCACATCCACATAATAGTTATCCAGTTCTGTAATCATAAGACCAGCGACCTCATCAACGATGGTATCAGCCTGTTTCATATCAGCCTTAGCCTGCCGTTCTAGATGAATCTCTTCTGGCACTTCACGGACGACCTTGCTCTTGGGAAACTCGATTACCTTATGTGTCATTTGTTGTCCTTATTATAGATTGTAATGAATAGTAGTGTCAACACCGAGAGTGTTCCCACTACATATCCCATGTATATCCAAGCCCACATGAATGCTTCTACACTCATTTCACCACTCTCAAAAGGATCGTATCCACATTGATACGACCAGTTGCTTTCTGTTCGGTCGTTGTGATATTGTCCATCACCTTGCGTAGATAGATTTTACCACCTTCAAGAAGAGGTTTAATGACTGATTCTGGTTTGCGGAGTTTCTTCGTAATAGAAGACTCTTCATCAAATCCCGTAATCGTAGTCCCTCGGACCGAAAGGCCTGAATTACCCACGGCATTATACACAGAAAGATTACGAGTTTTAGTATTGTAAACCCAAAGTTGCGAAGCACCAATAATCTCCTTAGGTTCGACACTCGTTAGAGTATCAGCGGATTTGCAATAGTTCATCTTGGCGACCAGAACCGAAGCAGGCTTTACCTTCTTCTTACGAGGCTTACGCACCGCAAGGCCAGCACTCTCCAGTTCCGTCATATGATCGACAATTCTCTTTATGAAGATCGCCATGATTTTAAGAACAGGCTTACGCCAATGCTTATACGCTTCCACCAGGTCAGGGTCTTTGCCTTCAAGGGCTTCGGCGATTTCTGCAAATTGAGGACGGAATTTGTCTGCAATCCTCTTCGCAATTTGCGGTTTAATTCCCTTCTCAAGGGACCACTTCTTAACGTCAAACTGAATGACTCCTTCTTGAAAGAACACATC